GCTCCGGTCTCGCTGAGCAGAATCAGGCGTTTGCCATGTTCTCTCTGCGTCCGTGGCTTGAGCGCATTGAAGCGGGCTTCACTCGTCTTCTCTTCGCTGAGTCCGCTAACCGTCAGCTCTTCGTGAAGTTCAGCCTTGACGGTATCCAGCGCGGAGCACCGCGAGAGCGCATGGAGATGTACGCCGTTGGGCTCAACGAAGGCATCTACAACGTGGACGAAGTCCGTTCATGGGAAGACCTTGAGCCCCTTCCTGACGGTCAGGGACAGATTCACCGCGTCCCGAAGAACCTCAACGAAGTCACTGCCGGTGGCGAGATTGTCCCCGGCCAACCCGTGACACCCCCGACGAACGAGCCTGCCCCGGCTCAGGACGGGGCGACAGACGAAGAGAAGGGGGGCAAGGATGACAGCGGAGCGCAGGAACCTAGCGGCACCGGCTGAGATACGCGAGAACGGCGACACGCTCACGATGCGTGGATACGCCTACCGCTTCAACGAGCTAAGCCACAACCTAGGCGGGTTCGTTGAGCGGATCATGCCGGGTGCCGGTCAGCGTTCGCTTGAGGCTAACGACGTGTTCGCCACGTTCAACCATGACAACAACAACGTTCTAGGCCGTAGGTCGGCAGGGACGTTGCGTCTAGGTGAGGACGCTCAGGGCGGTTGGTACGAGATTGACCTACCGAACACGACCGTAGGCCGTGACCTTGCTGAGCTTCTAAAGCGTGGCGACGTGAACGGCTCTTCGTTCACCTTCCGCGTGAACGAGAACGGTCAGCGTCGGGCATCCAATGATGACCCCGCGTCGGGGCTTCCCGTCCGTGAGATCACGTCCATGGACGTTGTGGAAGTCGGCCCGGTCCTGAACCCGGCCTACCCGACCACTGACGCGGCGCTTCGCGCCATTGAGCTTTGCCTCGGAATCAATCTCTCAATGGAGATTGAGAGCGAAGCCGAAGAGCTTGCCGAGATCGCTACCGGCGACGAAGGCGAAGACGAGCCGGACAGCACTCCCGCTGAGACGGAATCCCAGAAGAACGCACGCGCGCTTTTCCGTGCGCTGACTAAGTGAAAGGTGTTCAGTAATGGACGCTACTACCCTGAGCGCCAACTTTGAGGCGCGCGAGAAGGCCACCAACGAGCTTCGCTCGCTTGCCGACGAGTTCGCCGGTAAGGACATGTCCGCCGACGCGCGTTCGAAGGAAGCGAAGCTACTAGACGCTATCGCTGACTTTGACGGCCGGATCAAGCGGGGCATTGAGGCTGTCAAGGCTCAGGAGTCCGTGACTCACGCTCTCGCCGGTCTCGGCGTTGGTGGGGGTCGTCGTGACGCCGTTGAGGACGAGAGCGCGAAGCTTCGTTCCCTTGAGCTAGGTCAGTCGGTCGACTTCACTCCGGCCAACGGTTCGGAGCGTCGGGCCGACTCGACTGCCACCGGTGCCCCGGTCATTCCTCGCACCCTGTTCGGTCAGCTAATGGCCGAGCTAGTCAACCGCTCTACCGTCATGCGTGGTGGCGCTTCCAGCATCACGACCGCTTCCGGTGAGCCCCTTGACTTCGCGGTTGTCACGGGTCGCGCTCAGGCTCAGATCACTTCTGAGGCTGGCACGATCGGTGAGTCCAGCGGCAACGTGGTCACTCGCACGATGGGTGCCTACAAGTACGCCTACGCGTCGGTCTTCTCGACCGAGCTTCTACAGGACCAGAAGCTTGACCTAGTCGGCTTCCTAGTCGGTGACGCGGGTCCGGCCATTGGTGCGGGCATGGGTCAGCACTTCCTGACCGGTACCGGTGTGGGTCAGCCGAAGGGCATTCTGTCGGCTGCTCACGCTGCGACTGCCACCTACGCGGCTGCCGACAAGGACGCGAAGGTTTCTGACGCGCTGATTGATCTCTTCTACGAGCTACAGCCGCAGTACCGCCCGAACGCGTCGTTCGTCGTGTCCGACAAGACCGCCGCGACCATGCGGAAGATCAAGGACAACTACGGCCAGTACCTATGGCAGTCGGCCCTAACCGCCGGTGCTCCGGACACCTTCAACGGTCGCCCGGTCCTCACTGACGTTGGCGTGCCGGATGACAAGGTTCTGTTCGCGGACCTGTCCAAGTACCGCATCCGCTTCGCCGGTCCGCTTCGCGTTGAGCGCTCGCTAGACGCGAAGTTCATGAACGATCAGGTTGTCTACCGCTTCATTCAGCGCGCTGACGGCCTACTCGTGGACGAGCAGTCCGCGAAGGTTCTGACCGTCACCGCGTAAGGCGTAGACGGCTAGACGGGGTGGCAGTCAACTCAATTGAGTAGGCTGCCACCCCTTCCCGACCCGAAGGGGAGCGCGTGAGTTACGCGACGATTGACGAAGTGCGCTCGCTGGACGGGCTAGAAGATACCTCCCTGTTCACTGATCAGACTCTCAGTGAAGCCATTGACTACGCGGTTGAAACCGTTGAGGTCTACTGCGGGCAGAAGTGGGACACCGTAGACAACTCCCCACCGGAGACGATCCGTTGGGCTGTCCGGACCATTGCCCGGCAGTACTGCCTAGACCTGGTTTCCCGCATCCCTGACCGTGCCCTACAGCTTCAATCTGAGTTCGGCTCCATACAGCTTGCGCAAGCCGGTGGTAACTGGCGACCGACGAGCCTGCCGGAAGTGAACGCGAAGCTGAACCTTTACCGGGTACGGCTCCCATTCATCTTCATGTAAGGGGCTGACGCATGTTCATGTTCAACGTGAAGTCGGCCCTACACGAGACCCTTACCACGATCGTCCCGGCAGGGATTCAGGTCACCTACGCGGAGACCGGCAAGGCTGACCGGCGACTACAGATATGGCTAGGCGAGAGCACAGACGAAGACCTTGAGGTTGCCGCCTTCCGTGCCGGTACGCGCAAGCCTACGAACGTCAGCGGGACGATTGAGGCTCACGCGGTAGCGGTTACCCCCGGCAAGCCGATAGAGGCTGAGCGGGCCGTGTACGGGCTTCGTGAGCACATTGCCGAAGCCTGCCGCTCTCTTGACCGTGCGAGTGTGCCGGGGCTCATTGACCTACGGCCTGAGTCCGCATCCGTCGATACGGCGGAGACCACAGACGGGGCTTACTCCGCGCTGACTGTTCGCGTGCACGTGCGCGGACGGCTTACCTGACAACCACCTGAAAGGGGCTAGGCCATGGCGCTAGACGCTGCTATCGGCATTGGCGCGGAAGCTACATACGGTACCGCTGCCACGACTACGACCGGCTATGAAGGCAAGGCGGACAGTTGGAAGACTTCCCGCGACTTCATTGAGTCGGTCGGCTTCCGGCGGGGGCTACAGACTGCCCGTGCTGACCGCCGGAACATCATCAACATGGGTGGCGAAGGTGAACTAGAAGTTGACCTTCTCGACGGTGGCGCGGCTCCCTTCCTGTCCGGTGTGTTCGACGCTTACGGCGGAGCGAGCAACGACGGTGCGGGCAAGCTGACTCACGTCTTCCACTCGTCCACGTTCAGCGCTGCCCCGTCGTTCACGGCTCAGATGATCCGGCCCACGACTGAGGGAACTCTCGTTGCCTACAAGCACGTTGGGTGCGTCGCAACTGAGTTCACGATCAGCGCTGAGGTAGAGAAGCCGGTCACGCTGTCCGCAAAGTTCGACTTCCGGGACGTGTCCCACACGAGCGACCCCGCGACCTTCGTGCCGATCGTCTACCCGGACGACGCACTTGCCTACGACTGGTCTCGTACGGCTATCACTCTCAAGCGCGCTGACGGCTCTTCGGTCTCCGTGGACGCCAACAAGTTTGAGCTGACCGGTGACCTAGGCATGAACGTTGACCGGCGATTCCTCAAGGGCACGGCCCTTAAGGCGAAGCCTGTTCGTGGCGCTGTCCCGACCTACGAAGGCACGTTTGAGGCTGAGTTCTCGGCTGACGGTCTCAAGGTCTACGAAGCGTTCATTGCCGGTGAGGTTTGCAGCCTGACCGTTGACCTTGCTGGGCTCACCCCCGGCTCTTCGGTCAAGGTCGAGTGCCCGGCAATTCAGTTCACCGGCGAGTCTCCCGAAGCGTCCGTTGACGACCTGACCACGATGAAGATTCCGTTCAGGATTCTTGACCCGGGCGACGGTACGAACGACGCCGTGAAGCTCACCTACGTTGAGAAGGACCCGGCTTACGTCGGCTAAGGGGGATAGCTCATGACTCAGCGCTCTACATTCACGGTGCAAGTTGAGGGACTGACCGAGCTACAGCGAACCCTACGAGCGCTGAAAGACCGCGACCTGAATAAGAAGGTCCGGGACGTAAACAAAATGGCAGCGGAGATAGTCAAGCCGGAAGCCCGTAAGACGGCACCGGACGGGCACCGTGACCCGAAGAGCAACAAGCGATACAAACCGGGAAAGCTTGAGAAGAGCATCACGGTTGTTGCTTCGGCTAAATCCGCTGCCGTCAAGGCGGGCAGTGCCTCGCGAGTCCCCTACGCGGGGGCTATCCACTTCGGCTTTCCGAAGCGGCACATCCGCCCTAACCGCTTCCTGTTCCGTGCAATGGCGCGGAAGGGTGACGAAGTATCCGCGACGTATGAGCGCGAAATAGAGACAGTCCTACGTGACAAATTGGAGAGTGACCAGTAATGCCCGCTCGCAAGCCTGCCCCTGTTGCTGACGACGTTCTGTCGCCGGACGTGCTTTCCCTCAACCTGGAAAGCCTCACCATTGACGAGATTGACGCGATTGAAGAGATCATTGACGCGCCGCTTGACTCGCTGAGCAAGCCGGGTGTCCGTAAGGCCAAGCTTCTAAAGGCCATGGCCTACGTGATCAAGAAGCGGGATAACCCCGACTTCACCATTGAGGACGCGGGCCGACTTCGGCTGATCCTCAAGCCCGCCGCTTCGGCGGACCCTACCGAAGCCAACGCGTAGTTACGTGCGCCCGTCTCGTGAGCCATTTCAAGGGGCTCACGTGGCGGGACGTTCGGTCCCTTGAGCTAAGGGACTTCAACGCGTTGGTTGACCAAATGGTCAAAGACGTTGAGGACGAGAACAAGGAATCGCGGAAGCACTCACGCGGGGGCAGTGGGGAGCGTCGGACCCCGGTCATGACGTGACTCTCTGTACTCCCCGCGGTGCCCGTCATGTCCGTTTCTGTTCCCATTTAGCCCCGGCCGGCGGAGGGGTAATTTTTCACTCTGAGTAAGGGGGCCGGTCGTGGCTAAGCCGATCAAGATTACGCTTCTCGGCGATATCACAGACCTAGTGGA